AAGAAGATTGAGGCCAAGCGCATCAATGGACTTTCCGGCGAAGACTGGCATGGCTGGGAAGGCGATGCTGACTTTGTCCATTACAACTACCGCATCGCCGCTGAGCCGCGAAGATGGCTCATCTACAACTACAACGGCAAAACACTCGCGACACCTTATGATAACTGCCTAGTGTCCGGCGCCACCCTAATCTGCAGCGCCGTAGAAGAGCCGATGCCAACTCAACAACACGTGAACGCATTCATTAAAGATGTGAATAAGATACTCACAACGCCAGAACCCGAGTGTTCGGGCTTGCGGCTGCCGCGCAGCAAATAAACTAGCGGCTAAAACTTGGCACGCTATTTGCGTTACCTATCCTACAATGAGCACGCTTGCTTACAAAGTCTACGGTCCTTACGAACTCTCTGCGTTTGACGATCTCAATGTCGTCCGCATTATCCGCCGCGCGCGTCAGTTCGTCAACTCGCGCTAGTCAATTCTAATGACAAGCCATCGAGTGTCTCGCCCGTCTTTCATGCTTTCAGCGGCCGGCTTTCACCGGATATGCGCCCACCATATGCAACCGATGGCAGTGGGCACTTCACTTTCCAGAGCAATGAGCGTGTGCTCGTTTCTCTACGAATCATCAGCCGCGTGACTGATGCACAACAATCCTCGCGCAAAGTTAAACACCAGTAATACTATGTCCGCTAAGAACCTGTTCGCCCTCACCCTCGCAGCCGTGTCCATCAACTTCCTTCAAGACGTTCGCGTCATCAAGGCCTCGAAGAAAGACAAGGATGCCGCCAAGGCCAAGGGCGTTGCCGAAGACTCCGCCGAATACCCGAAGGACAAGCAGCTGCCGCTTGTCCGCCCGGATTTCAGCGACAAGCCCAACGCCGTCGCGTTCATCGGCGCCTTCTATGACGCCGCTGAGAAGACTAAGGCCGGCAGCGCCGACGAGTTGCTCGCGAAGGTGTTCCGCGCGCGCACCGGCGATGCCACCGAGCAAGCCATCACGGCTGACGGCGAACTCGACCCCGATAAGTATGTCAAGTTCCTGACCAGCGAAGTGTCTGGGACTAAGACCCTGTCGCAGCTCGAAGGCGAGAAGTCTGCCCTCGCGACCGAGCTCATTACCCTCGGCGAGTTCTATCAGCTGAACGAGAGTGACGTCGCCGCGCTCAATACCGCCGGCTATAGCGACGCTCAGGCACTGCTGCTCGTGATCAGCAACAAGCGCCGCGCGTGGGGCGAGATCGGCGCCGTCATCGATGCGCGCAAGGCAGAGGCCGCGAAGAAGAAGGCCAAGAAGGACGCGAAGGAGGCGCAGAAGACTGCCTAAGTTCTAGTCCTAGGTTCAACCACAGAACCCGCTCGGCGACGGGCGGGGTTTTTATTGAGCTTATGACTAATAACAAACCAAACTAACATTATGGGAATGTATACTAAGTTCCACGTCCATCTGCGGTTCAAGGAGACTACACCCGCGGAAGTGATTGGTGTGATGCGCTGGTTAATTGAACGTCCGCAATTAGAGCCTCCTAATTATCCTGAACATCTACAATTCATGGAGCACGGTCGTATCAAGTGGATGTTGCATCATGCATCCTACTATCACTGCATACGCCCGGCGACTGAATTCTGGTTCGACGACATCACAAAACAGTGGATTCTCAACGCGACATGTGACTTCAGGAATTACGATGATGACATCGACACATTCATGGCCTTTGTGTTTCCTCATGTGGATAAGCGCGGTTTCGCGGGATACAAAATCTACGAAGAGGATACACATCCGACGTTGATCTACCTTGAAGAAGGCAAAAGCGCACCGACATACAAGGTTGTCGTATGACCCCAATCCCCATCTCTCCATCCGATCTCGCCACACTGCTCTTCGGCTCAGTCAATGAGCGCAACGCCCATATCGACGAGGCCACATTCCACTGGCTACGTCGCCCGGGCGCACCGGCGATGGATATGCCGTCGAAGATCGTGCCTCCTCACATCGCCGCCGAGGTAGTTAAGTCTGACCCCGACGGCGCGTGGCTACACATCCAAACAGTCACAGCCCCGCACGTCACCTATCACGTCCTCTGGGAACGCCGTCATTGGCTCGAATCCAACGAGCGCGTGATGCAGGGCTTTCACTCCGCGCGCACGCATCGCGAGGCGTTCTTCACGGCGAAGTCCGAAGAACTCGCGGCGACCACCGCGCACGCGGCGCGCATGTCGCACATGATACGCGCAATCACCGCGTGCGGTCTGCCGCGTATCAAAGCCACCCTCTTTGTCGAGCACGCGTGGCGTGACGCCGCGAACGAAGAAGCCTTTCGCGCGAAGATCGAAGGCATCGAGAATCTTTTCGGAATCGTTGGAATATATCAAGAACCATATGAAACAAAACAACAAACAACAGAACAAGACAAAGTCGAGCAAGCCCAAGTCGGAGAAGACAATCCTCTCACACCTCAAGCGGGAGGAGAAGCTGAACCACCGGTTATCCATCTCGATCGACAAGCTGGACCAGCAGATCGAGTTGCTGAGGGAGAAGCGAGTGAGCTACGAGATGGCCCGCACGAACACACTCGCGCGGATGGATATACTGACCGCGCAGTTGAGTCCAGCCACTCAATTAGTTCTTAGTCTCGGTGACATAAAGAAAGCTGCTTGATATGAACATCAAACTAAACCTAGTCCCACAGCCTCCGCCAGTCAGGCATCGCACTGTTCTCACGCCTCCGCCGCCCGTCAAGCTAGTCACCAAATCCCAGACCAACCAAGCGACGGCGACCGCGCGGCTCAAGGCAGACCGCGCGCTCACACTCTGCACAGTTCAGCACTGGACTTCGTGGGACAGCGTGCGCAATCAAGCTGGCATTATCCTCTCGCCAGTCTACACCTCGCAACCGTTCAGTCGTCCGCTCCTAGTCACCGCGCTCGATGACTACGTCGCACTCGCGGGCGTGGCGCTCACGAACAGCGTTACGGTCGACGCCGGCGTAGTCTCGACGGCGGCTATCCGCGCGGACATCACGCACCACAACGTCGCCATCGAACAGTTCGTCCTGCGGCCGCAGCAGCGCAAGTCAGTCGACCAGATCATCGAAGTGCTGTGGGAAAAGAACCTTGGCAACGCCGTGCTCAACCCACTCAAAACCGGCGCCGGCAAGTCAATCATCGCGGGCACGATCATCAAGTATCTACAAGACAACAACTGGCACGGTCGCGAGTTCTTCTTGCCGCAAGCCAAGGTCTTGTTCCTGACAAAGAAAGCCGTCGTCACGAAGATCATCCGCACGTTCCGACGCATGGGTATTAAGAACGTCGGCGAGTCGTTGTTCGGTAACGACGTGTGCGTCACGCACTATGGGGCAATGCGCGCGAAGGCCAACGACCGTTACTTCGAGGAGTTCGAAGACATCGCACGCGGCAACAAGGTAATGCTCAAGCGCTACCGCGGCGAAGCACCCATACTCGTCATCTTGGATGAATGTCAGGAGATTAAGAAGTGGGACAGCACCCGCACGCAGTATGTCTGGGGCTTCCATCACAGCAAGCTCGGCGCGAAAGTAAAATGGTTATTAACTTCAGCCACTCCGGGCGTCACGCTTAATGACATGATGTCGTTCGCCGTCTTCGCCGGTATCAAAGCCGACGATATCAACATCCTCGACCGCCACAGTTTCCCGTCGTGGATATATCAGTTCGGCGACCCGCGCAAGCCGAACGGCGCGGCGATGGAACGCTTTCGCGATCACATGGGAGCTCTTGTCGTGTCCCCGCCGAACGACCCGTCGAAAGTCAAGGCCACGAATCGCTGCACGCTGCTGGAGTTCAAGACCGAAGCGGAGCGAATCAGATACCTCAAGGCCGAAGCCGAGTATGTTGCGGCCATTCAGCGCGTCGGCCGCGGCATCAGCGATCGCGGCATGGCGATGGTGCAGTTCATGATCTACCGAGCGAAGTGTGAGTTGCTATCCGTGCCTTACGTTGTCGAGCTCGCCTTGCAGCGGTGGCGCGAGGGCTTCGCGCCAGTCATGGCGTTCAGCTTTCAAGAAAGCGTGCGCGACGCAATGCTCGCGTTGATCGAGGCGGGCATACCGCGTGAGCAGATCTCGCTGATCTGGGGTGGCGAGAAGTCAATCACCGAGGGCGAGATCTTCAAGTCCGACGAAGCAGGTCAGTGGGTGCTCGCGAAGGTCAAGCTAGATGACGTGGTGGATAGAGTGAAGAGCGGCGCGATAACCGATCTGCCCACGTTGGTTGAGGAGACACAAGACGCGTGGACGATGGCTCTAAAACAACTCAAGCTGTCAACCATACCTCTGACTGAGCCTCCAGATATGTCTGACGGCTGGTCCGCCGACGACGCCGCCGAGTGGGTCACATCCCAACTGCTTAGCCTCCCGCTCATCAAGTCGCGCTACCCCGGCGTGCCTCTCAAAAAGCTCCTCACGCGCTACCGCAAGTGGACCAAGTATACTTACGAGCGCGTCAAGCGCGACGAGAAGGAAGAGGAAGCACGCGAGCGCCGCGAGAAGCTTCATAATCTCCGGCTCACCGCCATGCCTGACGACGAGCGTCAGCGCGAGATCGACCGCTTTCAAGAGGGTCGCTCGCAGTTCTGCATCTACACGCTGTCCGCCGGTGGCACGGGCGTTGACCTCGACCACCAGATTCCCGAAGCGCGGCCGCGCTGGGTATACAGCACGGTGTGCTACTACGCCGAAGAGTTCATGCAAGCTCTCGGCCGGTGCATGCGCGTCGCGACCATCAGCGACGTTGTGCAGGAGATCATCTTCTTCAACGGCACGATCGCCGCGAAGCACGTGGCCCCGAAACTCATGCGCAAGGTGAAGGCGATCGCGAAGATCGCATCGTCGAGCGACGACCTTGTGTCTGTGCTCGAAGCCGCCGTCATGGACGAGAGCAAAGCAGTAGACGAGCCGCTCGTGACCGAGGTTGTCGACGACACCGCGAGCGAGGTTGATGAGTCGGTGCTGGAGGATGACGCAGACTAATCTCTAACTGTCTGTTCTTTATCTATGATAAAACTAAACCTAACTGACGAACAGAAAGCAGCGAACGTCGCAGCGTTCGCAAAGCTACACCCGGACGTCGAGTATAAGCAGACGGCTGCCGCCGCTGACAGCTTCATTACTATCACGCCCGCGGGCAAGGAAGTTAAGAAGCTCGCGCAGCGGTTCGCGGCGATGAAACATCCAGTGCTAATCACCGGCGAGTCAGGCACTGGCAAGGAGCTAATCGCCCGCATCCTGCACGGCGAGCGCCCGTATCAATCGTTCCGCGCAGTCAACTGCGCCGGGATAACAGACACACTGTTCGAATCAGAGCTCTTCGGCTACGAAGAAGGCTCATTCACGGGCGCGCTGAAAGGCGGCCGCCGGGGCATGATCGAGCAGGCACAGGACGGCACGCTGTTCCTCGATGAGATCGGTGACATGCCTGTGTCACAACAAGTTAAGCTCCTACGCGTGCTTCAACAGCGCGAGTTCTATCGCGTCGGCGGACACAGCCCTATCAAAGCGGAGTGCCGGTTCGTGTTCGCGACGAACAGAGACCTAGGAACCGCGGTCTCCGATGGCACATTTCGTGCTGACTTATTCTTCCGCATCTATCAGCTACACATCCATATCCCGTCGCTCGCGGAGCGGCCGGATGACGTGTTGCTAATCATCAAAGCCGAGTGCGACAAGCTCGGCATGAGCTATGACGACTTGCCGCCGGTGAACGAGCTCCGGTTCAATGAGGGCAACGTGCGTCAGTTACAGGGCGAAGTGCTACGGGCTTTTTATAGACCATGAGACTACTACAAACTAGCGTGAGCGAAGCCGCCGTGGAATTGCTGGCTACGTGCGCAATTACTACACTGATCGGGCTTGGTATATATTCTGTAATCAAACCGTATAAACAAACCTTACCTCCAATCTCCACTTCTCTTACCTTCACACAAACCAATCGTCTCGTCGTTACTCACTACGTCATAATCCCGGCGACCTTAGAACAATGGTCCGCGATGACGAGTCGTTACCCCGCGAACGTCACGCGCACAACCTTGCGATTCGAGTAGTCCCTATGCAAACCTTCTTACCCTACGCTGACTTCGCGGAGTGCGCACGCGTGCTCGATGATAAACGCCTCGGCAAGCAGAGAGTGGAGTGCTTGCAAATACTCAAGGCACTACAACCGCCAGAGACGTGCCCAACCTGCAAAGGCACTGGCATCCTATCGGTTGGCTGGATTCGCGACGCCGCGCGCGTAAACTATCAATGCCCCAAGTGCATGGCCGCAGGCGTATTGAAACGCGCGTGGTCAAATCACCCGGCGACGCGGATGTGGCGTGGGTATGAAAATGCGCTCGTTGCCTACACAGATGATATGTGTCGCGAATGGAAGCGTCGCGGATTCGACGACACAGTTCAATCAAAAGTGTGGGCACTTAATAAACCGGGCGAGTGTGATATGCCAACATGGCTAGGCAACTACAATCTCCACTCCTCTCACCGCGCGGCTCTACTCTATAAGAACCCCGCTCACTACTCTCAATTTGGTTGGACTGAAACACCTAAACAAGATTACTACTGGCCTGTATGAACCCCGTCAAACTAACTCCGCCACCGGGCGTAACACCGGACGACTGGAAGCGCCTGCACGCCGACGCGCGCAAGCCCGGCAACAATCCTGCGGTCGGCAACGTCACGATGGCGCGGCGTGTGTTGGATTTCGTCCAATGGTGGAACGACACGCACCAGTGCAAACCCGTGAAGCTCGACTGTCGACCATTCAGCAAGCGCCCGAACAGCGTGCGACAAGAGTTCTTCAACGTCCGCACAGCACTGCGTGACAATCCTGACTTCGCAGACGAGGTCGCGCGGCTATACCCGGATGGACTTTACAACACGCTCTACAAAATCCTCGACGGCGGCATTCAATACAACGTCGCGCGGGACGACGACTTCCTCCAGTTCAGCCCCGCGATCTCAGACAAGGTCAATCCATACATCACGAACGCCTACGTGATCGAGAGCAACAAGATGTCACTCAAAGCGCGCTTCGAAGAGTGGCTGACCGGGGATATGGCTACGCGCTTCGAGGCCGTCAACGAGAAGATCGACGACGAGCTAGAGGCACAGCTGCGCACGGTCGCGAGTGCCTATGACGACCTCATTGTGTATGCGATCAGTCCGTCGACTTTGTTAGCAGCCCGGCGCGAAGGATAACTACTATGACCATCGAACAACTACTCGATCTGCCCACTGACGAACTCGGTAAACTCGCCACAGGCCCAGAGCTCGACCGTGTCTTGCAACCCTATCTACCCTTCACACGCCCCGCGACGGCGCGCGCCACGCAGGTTATCAAAGTGAGCGGTGCGTCCGATGCCCTCGCACGCGCTCTCGCGGGCGAATACACTGACCCTTCTGCGGAAACTAATAAACCAAAAATCAAATTGTCCTTATGAGCTTCTCTCCACCTGTTCCCAAATCTCCGGACCATCGCATCATCTTTCTCAACGCGACAGCGTTGAAATCCCTCAGCTGCGAAGATCGCTACTACCACCAGTGCGTCAGCGGCTGGACCGATCGCGTCGAGAACCCGATCTTTAGTGTAGGCAAAGCCATTCACAAGTTCGCCGAAGAGATGGCAAAGGGCACCGACGAAATCGAGGCCATGAGCGCGGGCTGCAAGCAGCCCGGCGTGACAGACAAGGCCGCGATCGCAAAGGCGTGCGCCGGCTACCGCGCCGCGGGGCATTACCCGCCGCTCATCATCAACGGCGAGACGTTCGTTGAGCAGCGGTTCTGTGTGCCGTTCGTAGAAGTCCTCAAGGACAATCTCACTTACGAAGTCTATCTCGTCGGCCGCTTCGATCACATCGCACACACGAAGCACGGCGTCGTCATCACAGACTATAAGTCAACCCGCAAGTGGGACTTCGGCGACGTCACGCGGGCCTACGCCGACGACGTGCAGTTCCTGTTCTATTACTGCGTCGCTCGGCAATATGCCTACGAGATTTTCAACGGCGACATGGCCGTCGCGAACGACGCGTGGAATGGGCGCTTGTTCACCCGCGTTTGCGCTATCATGCTGTCCAAGAAGCCGCAGCCACAATGGATGATGGGTCCGCTGTGGTCTCCGCCCGAGCACTTGTGGTCTGAGTTCCTGACCGACCTACGCTCGCACGTTGTGCCTAAGATCGTCAACTTGCATCACCGCCAGTATCTACCGCGTCGCGACGGCCTGTTCAAGAACCTGTGCCCGACGTGCAACTATGCGGATTTGTGTCTAAGGGAGCAGCCGGAGGCTTACGAACGCAGAACGTATAGTCCTTTAACTTGGTGACTACACACTGTTATGAAACTAATCAAACAACGCGACCTGATTCGAACAGCTGCTCAGCGATACGAAGAACAACTGTTCCACACATTCGGACGCTATCCTGCGCGTATCGAAGTTTTAGCAAAACTAAGGAAGTTAGATGCTGAGACGGCTACAGCCTCGGAGATTGATGAGATCATTGGTGTTAAAAACTGGTGTAATAGTTTTTGCGACGAATGCAATGAGAACGTTTCAGACGTAGTCCAAATCGGCGACGAACCAGACTATGAAAGTCACACAGCGTGGATATGCAAAAAGTGTGCACCAAAACTCATAGCATTATTGCAACAACTATGAGCTCCAATCCCTACCCACAAATCTACCGCTTCGTAATCGTCGACGTTCCGCCTATTCCGATCGAACTGTCTGCGCGGTTCAGTGACGCCGTCGGCAAACCCGGCCACCGGCAACAAGCCCTCCTGCACGCGCTCGATCTGAGCGTGCGTTTCAACCGCTCGCGCGTCGCTATCTATCACGGCGACACGCGGGTTACGACCGTAGGTAAATCTCCGTTCGAGACTACTACGGTTGGCACAGTGATTGCTTCTATACTCTCTCACCGGTAAATCACTATGATACCTGTTACACCTAATAAACCTCCCGTCACGTCTGTCCAGTCTCAACCCGACTTGCCATCCAATCCATACCCGCGCACGCTGATCGCCGTGGTCGGTCCGAGCGGCACTGGTAAGTCCACCTCGCTGCGCAACCTCCCGCTTGATAAAACCGCAATCGCGGACTGCGAGCGCAAGGGTATGCCGTTCCGCACCGCGCAAGCACTGTTCTCCCCGAACCGCGTGCAGGAATTTCGGGACTGGTTCAGCAAACAAATCAAGTCCCCCGACATTCAGATCATCGTCATCGACAGCATGACTGCGCTCGTCGATATGCTCCAGACAGAGTGCGAAGCGTCGTATAAAGGCTTCGATATCTGGAAGTATTACAACGATGGTATCGGCGACCTGTGTCGGCTGTTCAAAACGTCAGGCAAGTGCGTCGTCATCACCGCGCTCGACGAGATTGTGCAGATGCCCGACACGATGGGTAACATGACCACTCAGCGCCGCATCTATGTGCAAGGCAAAGAGTGGGCAAACAAGGGCATCGAGTCTGAGTGTCTCGCAGTCTGGTATAGTCACGGCAAGCGCTCGAAAGAGACGGGCAAGATTGAGTATCTGTTCGGCACGCAGACCGACGGCATCACGAAAGCCAAGACCCCACAGTTCTGGGGCTTGAATGACCCCGAGCCGAATGACCTACACGCGGTCTTGTTGAAGGCGGCGAAGGCAATTAACTCTTAACATCACTTTCCACTCTCTCACCTAGAGGGTGCCTCACAAAACAAACAAACAAACAAACACAATAATACAATGCCTGCTATCGATCGTTCCCAAATCGTCTCACGCGGTATGACCCCGAACGGCCTCTATACGGTCCAGATTCTGGAGGTTAAGAACGCGCCCGCCGCGAGCGGCACGCCGCAGACGGTGCTCGAACTCCAGATCGTCGCCCCGGCGACAGTCAAACACGGCGACACGACCTACGAGGTCGCCGGCACTAAGTGCGAGAAGCGCACGTGGTGGTCTGAGAAGGCTGCCGCGAAGTCCATCGAGATGTGCGCGGATATTGGATTGCCAAACGCGAACACCGCCGAGACCACCGAAGAACTCCAGACCGCACTCGAAGGTCTCAAGGGTATGTTCATCAACGCCCTCGTCGAGGGCCGCGAGCGCATCAAGCGCACGACCCCGCTGCCGGGTCAGAAGCCGTGGGACGCTGAGCCCGTGCGTGACGAGAACGGCAACGTCGTGACCGACGGCTGGGAGATCACTAACGTGAGCTTCCGCCGGGGCACGCTCCGCGACATGGACGGCAACTATCCGTTCAGCAACTAATATGTCACAACTCCCCTACACACCCATCGGCACGAACGTGCTGCTGCGTGCACCAAACCCCGCGAGTGTCGGCGGCATCATTGTCCCTGACACTGTCAAGGCACCCGAGCGGCGACCAGTCTTTGAACTCTGCGCAGTCGGCCTGGACTGCGAAATCGTCGGCGCCGGGCTCGTCGACTCCACTGTCTATGTCAAGCACGGCGGATCGCTGTGGCCGTTCATGCCCGAGGACGCGAAGCGCGACGAATATCTCTACTACTGCGCCGACGAGAGTGACATCGCGGCGGTGGTGAATTGAGTGTAATCTAAACACGCCGGATGAACAGAGTTCATCCGGTCTTTTAGTTTATATCAAATGAAATACACCCTTACTGGCCAACTCCCTCGACACATTTACTGCTGGGTAGACACCCGCCACACGCACAAAGCCGGCGATGGATTCGCCCGCGCCGTTTGGTTTGGCATAGTCTCCTATCCCGGCCGCATGTGGGGCTGCACGGTCATGCTCGAATCAGGTGCAATTTATCGCAACCTGCCAGCGCACGCGATCTGCTTTGATCCACTGCCAACCGGCGCGTGGACTCCGCAGGACGCGCAGACGTGGGATTGCTACGGCCTCGAATTTACCGCGCTAGAATACGACTTCTTGCGCGGACTAGAGTGCAAAGTGCGCGCCAACGGAAAAGAGCACATTGGCGAATACCTGTTCACAGTCGCACCAGTCGGCGACGGCTTTAGCGCTTACCCAGAGCAGGCCAAAGAATTCACATTCGTCAAACTGGACAGCGGCTGGATGACAGTGCAGCCGACCAACCATATCGTGTTCCGCGAGCGTAGCTTCACGGATAACAAGCTGGAGTTTCCAACCGGAATGAAGAGACAGCTAGAAGTGTGGACAGTTGAGTAATTTTAGAATATGCCAACAACCATAATCCTCTCCAATCTCGACCGCTATGCACGCGAGAACGCCACGATGCTCGTCGGGCCGCCCGCGGATTTCGTGCGCGAAGTGTTAGGTGACGAAGAATACTCGAACGCGCATATTCGCCTCGCGTCTGACCCGCGAGCACTGCCCGCCGACACTACCCATATCCTGTGCCTCGGCGAACTCGCACTTAAAACGTGGATGGGCTATGACGGCCTCGACGCGTGGCGCGGCTACGTGACGCTGACGACCCCGCGCGGCGTGCCGCGGGCTGTGCCCACCGTCGCAACCTACCTGCCCATTGACTGCGTAGATGTCAAGGACTACGAAGGCGGCGACGACGGCGACGACGATGACGCCGCGGGTAACAACAAAGACACCGCGCCAACAGCTAGAAGCAACTATAGGTTCTGGTTCACGAAAGACGTCGCGAAACTCTACTCCAAACCCGCGACGCTCAAGTTCCAGTCAGCGTGCATCGAGCCGACCATGTTGGAGTGGGAGAAATTGAACACGGTCGCCGGCTCCACTATCTACTTCGACATCGAAACACACCCCGAGACGAACACTTTGCAATGTTTCTCGCTCGCGGTCAACGACGGCCCGGTTTTGACGGTCGGCGTGTATGACTGGACGGGTCGACTCATATGCCCGACTGACACTCTGTCTACCCTCGCGCGCCTCTTTACGCGCAACCGGGTCGTGATTCACAATGCCTCGTTCGACCTGCCGTTCTTAGCTGTGAATTATCGCGTGCCATTCGGACGCGACATCGCGGACACTATGGCGATGCACCACCGCTGCTATCCCGAGGCTGAGAAATCACTCGCGCACGCAATCAGTCTTTGGATTAACTCACCCTATCACAAGGGCGACGCGGGCACATTTCATCCGCGAAACCGGGCGCAGTATGTCCAATTATTGACCTACAATATGCGGGACGTTTGCACTTTGCGGGCAGTCTATAAGGCGCAGATGGCACACGCCTCGCGCGACGCCGGGCTCTTCACGTCCGTGGCCCTCGCGAACGATAGCATCTACCCATATCTCGTCGCCGGGTTGTATGGCTTTAACATCGACCTACAGAAGAGGATGAGTCTAATCAAGGACCTCGAAATCCGCGGCCGCGCTTATCAAAAGATCCTCGACGCTTTGGTTGGTTCTCCCATGAACTCCGGCTCACCGAAGCAGTGCATCGACTACTTCCACGGCGACATGGGCTACGAGGTCGTGAAGAAGTCGAAGACCGGTAGTGGCCCGAGCGTGGCGGGCGATGCTTTATACCTGCTCTTACTTGCGCACCCTGAGAACCCCGTCCCGCGGGTCATCCTCGCGATGCGGGACGTTGACAAACAATTAAGTCAGTTGCAATTTAAACCTTTGAATTTCATACACCAGTCATGACAGCTCAAGAGACGCTCGCAGCCCTCGCGGCTGTAACCATTACGGTCAAATCAGCGGCCGAGATTCCCGGCTCAAGCAAATGCCCGCGCTGCTGGCACTGGCATACCATCCAAGGCAACTATCACGATCTCTGCGACAAGTGTTGCAAGATATTGATAACTGACTTCCCCGATCACCCTTCTGTTCCTCACATCAAAAACGCTTACAAACAATGGACCCGCTAACTAAAGACCACTGCGAGATAGCCACGGACGAAGACCAGCGTTGGCACGACCAGCAAGAGTCCAAGATCGACGCCGACTACGACGAGGAAGATCGCCCCAAATACACAGCCCGACAGCGCTGGCTCGACGGCGTTGACAACGGTAACCGTGATCGTATATGACAAATCCTCCCCTCTACTCCGCCGAAATCGCCCGCAGCCTCATGCACGGATTGCCATTCAACGGGATGCCCATGTTGCCGGCGTTGGTTAGTGAGAAACTAAATGGCCTTCGCTGTGTCTACATGCCCGGCAAGGGCTTTTATTCGAAGACAGGCAAGCGCTGGCGCGACGGGGTCTTGGACCACATCGTAGTCAACAGCGACATTCCTGTCGACGGCGAACTCTACTGTCGCGATATGCATCTGCAAGAGATCGTCGAGAACGTGGGCGTGAATAACTTGATCGCGGGGCCACGCGCCGCCGAGATTAAACTCCACGCATTCGACGTCATTGACAAACGCGCGCCGGCGATCGAGCGCTATGAGACCGTAATGAACGTGCGCAACGCAAGCACGAATGTCATCGCTCATCATCAGATGATTTATGAACTCGTCCGCGATTACAAGATCGGCTACGACTATGCCAAGCGCGTTGGTATGGAGGGTCTAATGGTCAAGACGGTCGGTTCGCGCTATGCTCGCGGGCGAACCGGTCAGTTGTTGAAACTTAAATTCTTCCACCACGACGAAGCGCCCGTCGTGCGGTTCGTGGAGGGCGAAGGGAAAGCCGAGGGTTGCGTAGGCGCGTTTGTGTTCAACTCGCCGCGCGGCGCGGAGTTCGAAATCGGGACGATGCAGCTGTCGTATGAGACCCGCCGGCGGCTATGGGCCGAACGCGACCGTCCTTACGTCGCGCGGTATAAATACGTGGCACTGTCAACAGACCTCATCCCGCAGAACGCGAGCGTCGAGGCTGTGTGGGAGGATCAGTTGTGAGATACCCCACTCAATACAAGATAACCGGCACGCGTATATGATTAAACTAAGAACAGGCGGTCGCGATTGCATAACTAAACACGGCTATGCAACACGTGAAAATCGACATCCATTGTATGGACGATGGAAAGGTATGGTGCAGCGTTGCTATGACCCTAGCGCTGCTTCATATAGAAACTACGGTGCAAAGAATATTGGAGTTTGTGCCGCATGGCTTGACTTCAAGAACTTCCTAGACTGGTGGCTTACACAGACGTTAGCAACAACTGACAAAGTCGAACTGCATCGAAAGGATTCAACCAAAGACTATAGCCCCGATAACTGCGAAATACTTCCACTATCTGAGCATCGCACATTATCAAAGTCTCTACGCGTTAGGTGCGTTACCACTGGCAAAGAGTATGCTGACTGTCAGCTAGCCGCTCTGGATAACAATCTTGGACGCAATAGCGTTAGTCGTGCTATACGACTGCGATACGGTAAAATTAAAGACTTACAATTTGTTCTATGCGAACCTGCACCCAATACGTAATAACAGGCACGAGGTCATTCCGGCTAGCTAGCCGTATGTGGTTCGATCAATATGGATCTCAGCTACAAAACCCCGGCAAGTCAATCATCGAAATCTACTGTGCTCCAAATGGTCGGGTTATTGTGCAAGCAGACCAAGCAGGTGCAGAGGCTCTGATCGTCGCATACGAGTGTAAGCCCGGCAACTACCGCGCGCTGTTCATCAATGGCATCAAGCCGCACACGTTCCTCGCCATGCACATCTTCGCGGACGCCCGCGCGGATTGGTTCGCGGGGATAGAGCCAGCCACGTTCTGGCTCAGCAAGTCACCAGAAGAGCTCCGTTTACAAGCTAACTGGAAAACGCTCGATAAGCGCATCAAAGACAGCGATAAGGAATACGCCATCGGTAAGCGCACCGCGCACGGCAAGTCCTATCGCATGGGCTGGCGAACATACCAACTGGCAAACCTCAAACAAAGCGACGGCACACTCGTCTTGAACCGCCGAGAGTGCATTGACTTCCTCTCGAAATTCGACGTCCTGTTTCCAGAGGTCATCGAGGGTCAAACTGAGACCGAATACAAAGTTCGCTCAGCCCGCGAACTGCGCAACAAGTTCGGTCACCCGCGGCGCTTCGAAAAGATCCTCACAGACAGCTATATCCGCGAAGCGATAAGCTGGGTGCCTCAGTCTACAGTAGGCTGTCTAACGCACCAAGCGTTCATTAACGTGCAGCGACTGATCGAGCGCGACAACCGATCTCAATGGGACTTAGTTTCCAACAAGCACGACAGCCTCGCGGTCGAATGTCCAGTTTCTGATGCTACCGACGTGGCCCAGATCTTGCTTTCAGAACTCCGCGTCCCGTTCGTCGGCCGCGACGGCGTCGAGTATCGCATGGGCGCCGAAGCCGCCGTCGGTCGCAACTGGGGTAAGAAGACCAAGTATAATCCTGACGGGATGCTGGAGCTTAAACTCTAATGAACCTCATAAACCTTTCCAACCATGCCGCACAGGAAACTGTGCAGTATAAGGCCGCGTTCGGCATGACGCCGACCGTGTTAATCGTCCCACCATTCCTCTTAATCGAGCTCTTCGAGCACCCCACTTTTGTGGGTTTCATCGAAGGTCTGCGCGTCATTGAATCCGCCCATGTCACTAAGCCTATCGTCGCCCATGTCGACCCAATCACCGTGGCAAAATTGGCGCGTATTGACGCGTAACTTGTCGAGTCCAGAGGTCTACATCGAGGCGGGCTTTTATTCGCTGGTCGCGGCCGCATTGCAGCGCCGCGTCTGGCACGGCTCGCGGCTCGACGAAGCGCCTCTGTTTCCGAACCTATACATGCTCTTGTCAGGCGACCCGGGGCTTGGCAAAGGGCTTGTCACAGACACGCTACTCGACATCTTATCGCAAGACGAGTATGTGCCGAAGAAGCCGGACGGTTCGATAGACGTCGAACTCCAGTCGAATCTCTTAGCCCGCAAGATGAAGGACGGCACGCCGACGCTGACAATCCCGATTGCGCCGCAGAACATCACGTTCGAGAAGCTTACGCTCAATATGTCCAAAGCCTCACGCACTGTGCGCGTCAAGCCACCCTACCCGGCGGGCATCAAGAACGGGGTATACATGCACGCGAGTCTACTGTTCCTTCTCGACGAGCTCGAATCATTCTTGCACAAAGACGCAGACCAAACCGCGAAGTTCCTCGAAACCGTCTACAACGCGAAGAACTACGACCGCGAAACGAAGCATCACGGCGACGATCGCATACGAAACTGCTGTCTAAATATGGTCGCCGGCGTTCAGCCAGTGCGATTCAGAAAACTTATCGCGCGGGGCGTGCTTGGCTCGGGCATCATTTCTCGGACGATGGTCGTGCACGCCGATGCCGAGCGCCAGCGTATGCCGCGCAAAGAAGCATACTCACCTGAACAGCTAGCCGCGAGACAGGCGTTGATAGCGTATGTAAAGCGCCTCAGCGAAGTGTTTGGCATGTGCGTCGAAACCGACGACGCGCGGGCTTGGTTCAATGACTTCTGGAATAACGAGCAGGCGAACCGTGTAAACCGCTCGCCGGTCTTGAAGGAGTATTATGCACGTAAGAACCAGCACATGCACAAGATAGCGATGCTCGCCGCGTTTGCCCGCGAGGTCGAAATCAACGCGGATGGTAACTACACTTTAACTGTGTCTGATTACGAAACCGCGCTCCGTGTGCTCGGCGGCTGGGAAAAGGACATGCACAAGGCGTTCGAAGATGCCGGCGACAACAAGATCGGCAACAAGGCATCGAGCGTCGAAGCCGTCCTAAAAACGGCCAATCGCGGGCTGACGTTCGACGAGCTCTTCATCTACATGATGAAAGACTTGCGACGCGAGGAACTAACAGAACTTCTAAATGACATGGTTCAGCTAAAGCGGCTGGGCCAAACAACGACGGGAAAACATGTAGTGTATAACAGGATAACAACATGAGTGTAACTATTCCAACAGGAACGGAACTACGGGCTAAAGCTCTCGATCGAGTCAAAGGCTACGTATGCAAAGACCGGCAGGCCACGCATGGCGACGCGGAAGATAACTTCAACACAATCGCGCGGCTGTGGTCGGCATACAAAGGCGTGGAGTTCAACGCTCTCGACGTCGCGGCGATGATGGCGCTGTTGAAGGTGTCGCGCATGAAGACTTCGCCCGAGCACCTTGATAACTGGGACGACCTCGCGGGCTACGCGATTTGCGGCGCGGGGTTAGTGGAGGCGCGGAAACTAACTACGCCTGTCCTATGAAACCCTCCCCCGCAGAACAGCGCTACGAACTCGTCACAGAGTTCCACGACGCCTTCAAAGTGCAAGCCCCGCGACAGTGGGCGGACGCGTCGAACGCGACCGCACTCGCGCGGCGCACGCTTCACGACGAAGAGTTCAAAGAATACATGGCCGCGGACGACGACATCGACATGCTCGATGCGCTCGTCGATATTGAATATATCGCGTGCGGCACGCAGCACCTGCTCGCGTTGAAACAGCCCCGCTTCGATCACACTCACACACTGTATTTCTGCCAACAGCGCGTCATGGATGAGCTCAACAAGTCGCAGCTGTGTCAGAGCGGGCTGACCACGGCGCTCGGCATTCTACGCGCCGGGCTCGCTCTCATTGCCGACAACAACGACTACGATCTGCACGGCGCGTTTCTGCATATCCACGAAACGAACATGAATAAACTGTGGAAGAAAGGACAGATCGATAGCATTCCGCCGAGCGCTGTTGTTGAGCCGACGGCCGACGGGTTCTATGTGGTCAAACGCGCGGACGGCAAAATCTTGAAGCCGCCCGGCTGGCTGCCTCCGAAGTTGACTCGATATGTATAAACAAATAACCCCGGCCATCGCGGCCGGGGTTTTTCTTTTATCCAGTTCTCTTTTATTTCAACTCGTAAGTTCCGCCTTCTTCCCAATTCAGCTTGAGCACCTTTGCTCGCTTGACGTCGTTGGGTTCTTTACTCGCGAGCAGCAATCTCTTCTGCTCAAGCGCCTTATTAACCGCCTCGGCGACCAGCTTCTTCGCATTATAGACCTCGTCGAGTCCCATCCCGGCGACGAGGTTTTCTTTGCGATACGTTTTCCAGAGCTCGGGGTTCGACTTCTCAAGCCACTTGTCGAACGCAGCGTCTTCACTCGGACCCTTCACGCTCACGTCGGGCGTATCGAGATTCGCCGTTGATACAATCTTCTGCGCGATCTCACGCACCTCATCGACGGTCTTCGCCTTGTTAAACTGCGTCGTGAGGTTAAACGGGTTGGCCGTGACCGCCGGACGCAGCGTAGTGTTCATCGCCTCATATCGCGAGCGGGCTTGTTCAATCGGGTCCTTAGTCTCACCACCCACGAGCTTACTAATGTCGCGCCAGTTTGATGAGACCTTGTCGAGCATCGCGTCGACGGCTTTAACATAGTCGTCATACGAGTAGTCGCGTTTGATCTCTTGTAAAGCAGCGAACTGCTGTAACGTGTTCGGCGCAACCTCGATACCCAAATTCCTCGGCATCTGTTGGTTGCCGACGACGACGTTCGCAAACGCCGTGATCGCCGGGAGCACTTGTAGATCGCTCAGCTTTTGCGTTAGATACTTGAGCTTATTTGGATAGCCCGCGGCTTCCCATTCCTTGAACGACGGATTGCGATCTTCGCGACCGAACATCGTTTGCAGTAGCGTGTTGGCCAAAGCCGTAGCCCCGGCGGCGCCTGCGAGACGTGTCGCGAGCGGCTTTACTCGCTGACCCGCACTCAGGCTGCTGTCCATTAGAGGTTTCCACGCGCGGTCAATTTGCTGATTGCTGAATGAGAATGCCCAGCGCATGATTGGGAAGAACTGCGCCCCGGCGCCGCTCGCTTTTAACAAGTGCGTCGGCTGATCCTTCGCGCCCATACTTCCTTGCGAACCCTCGACAACCCACCGCGCAACGAAGTCTTCAAGTTCCTCTGGCGTCTTCGCGCGCCACTCAGGAATGCCAACTCGTTTGAAGAACGCCTCGTCGTTCTTGGCCATCGCCTCTTTGGCCCGCGCGACGCCCGCCGCCGAGCTCACAGCCTGCATGAACTTGTTGAGCGCATCTACGCCCGCGAGACGATTGCCTGCGCGGATGGCGTCGCGGAACAGCTCAAGCACTTGGCCGTTCTCGAATGCTTCCCCAACTCTCTGAACATCACCGCTCAGGTTGCCAGTATCTTTAATTAGCCCGCGAGCCTTCAAGTCGCGATACTTATTCACGCCCTCAAGCACGCCCTTGATTGAGTTCTTCACCCCGGCGTCGTCAACCAACGTGCCGAACATGTTGATCGTGTCGCGAATCGTTGCGCCCGTTTGCACGGCGAGCGGATTAGCCACGCCAGACAGCCGCTGCGCGATCGTTTGACGCCCGGGATTTATCTGCAACGCAAAACTATTGAGCGCCGCACGGAACAGTGCGTCCGTCGTATCTCCCACAGCGCCCGCCTCATCAGGTCGTTGCGTCAACCTTCCAAGATCATCCAACGACTCACGCTGCCCGCGACTCATTGGCCCTAGCAGCTTGTCTTGATCGATGTATTTGTGCCGCGCCATCTCGAACGCATACTTCGTAGCGTAGCGATTGATCGCATCCTGCGTATTGCCTGCCCAGCCCGGCGGCAGCGGAATTGTCATCGGACGGTGTAACGCGTCGAACTCGAGGTCGGCGTCCGCGGTCTTGTTCTCGATGTCGAAGCGCTTAATTTCGGTGTCGATTTGCTTATCAGACAGTCCGTTCTGCCGTGCCCAGTCGCGAAACTCGTCGAGCTTGATATCGCGAACCGGTCTACCGGTCGCTTTATCAATGCTCGTGTCTTGAAGTTCTTTCACTACCTTCATGCTCAGAGCCTCAGGCACCCAGAACTCATCGACGATCAGCGGCCGCCACTCTTTGCCCTCTTGAATGCGCGGACCCTCGCGCGCGGCACGTTCGCCGAGCTCGCGCATCAGGTTGCGCGTTTCGAGGTATGCTTGCTCGACCCGCGGGCTCATGCCGCCGGCCCACTTTTTGCGCCACGCGCGTTCGTATTGGAGGATGTCTTGGAGGTCAGACCGCTCGGAGCTATTTAGCTTGTTCCAAAAGCTCTGGTTCTCATTGATGATCTTCGTGGCATCGATCGACGCGACCGTCGCGGTCTCGTTCAATTTGCGATGACCGTAGCGGGCAGTCTCGTCATTGGTTCTATCAGCGTGATCGC